ATCTGTTTATGTTCCTAAACACCCGTCAAGAAATTGCATATATGCTGAATCAAATGCTGTTATTTCAATGAAAAAAGACACTACTGAAATAGTTGGGCCACAAATGAAAAGATATGAAGAAGAAGGTTTTCCTAAAAACTATGGTTTGCTTCAAAGTAATATTTTATTAAGAAAACACAATGAAAAAGATTGCATAAGGCTAATGGAAGCATGGTTTGATGAATTAAAAAACAACTCTCACAGAGACCAATTATCATTTAACTATGTATTGTGGAAAAATAGTGATATTAATGTTGTTTACATGGATAAATTCATATATAAATCAAAATGGTTCAAGTGGAATCTAGGGCATAAAAAATACAAAACAAACAATAAAAGCGTAATAAGCGACACAAGAAAAAGGATAGAAGAAAGAAAAAAAGAATTTAAAAAACAATTAGAATTAAAACGCCAACAACGTTTATCAACACAAAATGTCGGAATATATTAAAATAATAGGTGAGAAAATCTCACCTTTTTTTTGTTTTTTTAACATTTTTTTGTATATTTGTAAAAAATACACGTATGATTAATAACAGAAAAAATGATATGGCAGTAGAAAGGGAAATTGCTTCATTTCTTGACGAAAACCTTTATTCAAACACAGAATTGTTTAAAGAATTTGCAAGAACTGATACATTAGAAGAACAAATTTCAGGTTCAGATTTGCTTTTAAGCACAAAAAACGGAAAATTAAATCGTTCAATAGTTGATGAAAAGGTTGCAAGCAGATTTGCCAACAAGAATCTTGAAACATTTTCTCTCGAATTGTCGTTTTTAGGTAAAAATGGTATAAAAAGATGTGGATGGCTTCTTGATGGTACTAAAAAAACGGAATATTATTTATTTGGATGGATTATAGATGCAGATATACCATATATAGAAGAAAAAAAGAGGTTTGATACCAACAAACTAACAAAAGATAATATAAAGAAACTGCAATGGGCGTTAGTTAAAAGAGAAAAAATAGTAAAATTTCTTGAAAAAATAGGATGGACAATAGAAAAATTATCAAAACAGGATGAAAAAATACGTGAACAAGGTTTTGTAAAAACAATGGATTTTATTGATGGGGTTTCTTTTAGATATAGTGAAGCATATGTTGAAAAACCAATTAATATTTTATTAAAAAAGGATAAGTATATTGAATTATCAGAATTAAATGGTATAATTGACATTAATAATGGATAAAAAAGAAAAAAAAGAAAATTTTAAGGTTGTAATTGCAGGTTCAAGAGGGTTTAGCAATTATAAACTGCTTTATGAAAAATGCAATGAGGTGTTGCGTGAAAAAAGTAAAACACACAATATAGTAATTGTAAGTGGCCATGCAAAGGGTGCCGATTTACTTGGGGAAAGATACTCCCAAGATAAAGGTTATGATTTGGAAATCTTCCCGGCTAATTGGAAAAAATTTGGAAAGTCTGCCGGTTTCAGAAGAAACGAACAAATGGCTGAAGTTGCTGACGGCTTAATTGCCTTTTGGGACGGAAAATCTCACGGAACTGAACATATGATAAAAATTGCAGAAGAAAAGGGTATAAACACAAGAATAATAAATTATGGCACAGAAAAAGTATAAATATGAAGTGTATAATTATAAATCGTTTATAATTAATGAACGTTTAAAATATTTTTATGAGAAACTAATAGAAGCAACAAAATTACCAAAAGAATTTTTAATAGTAGATTATTATGAAAAAATTTAAATACGAAAAATACGATTATTCAAAGGTAGACATATGTAAACCTAAATGGTCATCATCTGTGTGGACGGTACAACTTTCTAACGACATAAACGCATATACCAATATTGCAGCAGAAAGAGAACTAACAGCGACACTTTCAACCCAGATTACTCAAGAGATAGATAGAAACATTTTAGAATATCTAACAGGTGCATACACGATTACAACAGGACCATATTATACTCCAACTTATATTACAAATAGAGAAGATTTTTTAAACGTTTATAGTTATGGACAAGTTTAAATACGAAATATATGACTATAGTAAGGCAGGATTACGAAGAGAAAGAGTATTGCACCGTAAGATAGTTTCTTATTGGGAGTGCGAGGCGTTTAGAAAATTAGGAAATTCTGAGGATGAGATAGCATCAATTGTGTTTAAAGATTTAAAACGAAAATTTGAAGAAAATAGACCAGAAATATATGACTATAGTCCAAATTTTGATTTTGATTATGAAATAATAATAATGCCAGATAAAGTATATAAATTCCATGAAACAAGCGGTAAGAAGGAATAGAGCAGAAGCAAATAACGTGCAAACAGAAGAAAGCATATATACTGTATTAGTTGATGGTAATTCGTTACTTAAGATGTCATTAGTTGACAAAAGGATGAATGATAAAGGTCAAGAATATGGTGCTGTTTTTCTTTTTCTGAGAATGTTAGGACAAATATTACAAAAAAAAGATTTCAATCATTGTATATGTGTATGGGATGGCTATAATTCTGGTTCTCTCAGATGGAATTACTATAATGACTATAAAGCAAATCGTGATAAGCATTATGAGTTAACAGGTGGCGTGTCTGATTATGATAAAGCTATTAATGACTACGTTAAGAAAATATTAAAATATAGCAAATCAAAAAAAGTAGATGTTAAAAGAGAGGAAACTGATGATGAAATATTTCAAAGGCAAAGAGAACTTGTATATAATATTCTTGAGAACCTTTACGTAAGACAGTTTATATATGACGATGTAGAAGGTGATGATTTAATTGCATATTATGTTCAACATAAAAAGCCTAACGAAAAAATTGTAATAGTAAGTGGAGACAGGGATTTAACGCAATTAATAAATGACGATGTTTGCCAATATATACCATCACTTAGGAAATTTATAAGTCCTAAAAATTCAATTGAAGAGTTGGGTATCACGCATGAAAACACATTGGTTAAAAAAATATTATGTGGAGATGCATCAGATAACATTAAAGGAATTAAAGGTCTAGGAGAACAAACGTTACTTAAATTATTTCCAGAAATAAAGGATAAAAAAACGTCTTTAGAAGCCATTGTGAAGCGTTCAAAAGTTTTATTGGAAGAGAGGAAGGCTGATAAGAAAAAGCCTCTTAAATCGCTTGAAAACATTGTTAATCGAGTTACAGACGGTATACAGGGTAAAGATATATTTGAAATAAATAAGAAAATAATAGATTTATCAGAACCATTATTGACAGATGAGGCTTTAAATGGCTTAAAAGAAGAAATGTATGCACCATTAAGCGATGATGACAGGGACATAAAGAATATATATCAGATAATTACAGATAATGAAATGGATGATATGCTAAACGAGAATAAATTTGGTAGTTTATTTGGGATGTATGAGCGCATTATTGTAAAGGAAAAAGAATATGCTGATAAATATAAAGACTAAACATTTTAAATGTTTAAATTTTCAATTAAGTAATAAAAACGTTTTAATTTTATTTCATTTTTTACCTGATGTTCTATTAGGTATTGGATGGGCTGAAATACATAAAACATGCGTAGAATTGCTTCCTGCACAATGGCTTTCTTTTGAACAATTGTTAATATCTCTTTTTCTTATAGTTGCATGTGCATTGTGGAAAAATAGTAAATTCAGAGGAAATACGATAAAGATATTTCAATACTTGTCATTTTTTGAGATAGTAGTAGGAGTAATATTGGCAATATTAATGATTTTAAACTTTAATGTTTGGGTATATGCTGTTTCTTCATTATTGTTAACTGGTCTTATTTCTGTTTTTTTAAATAGGGCCGAGGTGGCGTTTAAAAGTACGTTGTTTGTTAACAGAGATAGAGAAGACTTTGACAATGATATGGAATTGGCATGTAGTTCATCTAGTTTAATAGGATTTGCAATAGCAACTGTAATGCCGGTTAGTTTAAATACAGCACTAATTTTGTGGGCAATTTCATGGTTTGGAAATTTTGGGTGGCTTATAGTATATTATAGAAATAGAAAAAGTTTAGAAAAAATAATTTGATTTTTTTGTTTTTTAAAAAAACTTTTGTATATTTGCAATGTTAAAAGGTGTTAAATTAAAATTTATTTAGTATGAATGAAGAACTTATAAGAAAATACCAAGAAACAATAACATTATTACAATTTAGAATGCCGGGGTATACATTTTATGGAGATTTTGTCAACTCATATGATGGAAAAATTGCTTATAGACTAACATTTTTTAAAGAGTCTGATGGGAATGGTGCTGACACTAAGCGAAAAATTTTTAAGTACATGGAAAATAGTGAAAAGGCCCTTTGGTATTTTGTAAAAATAGCACAGAATAGATTTTTTTAATTTTTTATATGTTTAACAATTAATTTTTAAATTTTATGGCTAACGTAAAAGAACAGAGTTACAAAGAAGAGAGATTTGAGTTTGCTTTATATGTTAACAATAACATTATTTGTAAAAGAAATTTCAAAATTAATGATTTCATAGAGCATAGTATGGAATCATTTGAGTTTAAGGAAAAGGTAGACGAAATTGTTGAAATGATTGATAACGATTTAAAGTCTAAGAGTAGGGTTTACACTTGGTATAATTTTAATCCAATGGAGCCGGACGCTTCTGAAGAGTTAACTTCCCCGTTGATAGAACCTTGGGAGTGTACATTTAAATTTGAGGTCTCTGATAGAAAAAATGTTGTTATAAGCAAAATATGGGATGGGTATGCGTACCCTAAGTTTATAAGAGACAAGGTTGATATTAGCAACAAAACTGTAAAGATTGTTTCAAAAGACGGTAGAACATATTCATATGACAAGGAATCGTTCTTTAAGTCAAATGAAGACAGACTAAGTTTTGAACAACAAGTTTTAAGAAGCATGATTATGGACAAAAGTGATTTGCTCATCCAAATTACAAAAAAGATTTGCGAAGTTTGTTCAGTACATGATGATTTGTATTCAAAAGTTAGTGATTATACAATGACACGTTCTTATGGAAAGGACAAGGACGGTAATGTTGTTAGTTATAACTTTAACATTGAAGCACAAAACAGAAAACTTGAAAGAAAGTGGTTTAAATTAGCAGCAGAAGATGCTAAAAAAAGAGCAGAAAGTAGTAACGAAAAAAATGATTAATGATGGCTAAAAACGCACAAACTAATAAATTAGGTTTTCTAGGAGAGGATTTCCAATATAAATTAGTACATGAATTTATTGAAGACAAAGAATTCTTCAAAGATTTGTGCGACATCATTGACCAAAACCTTTTTACAGACCCCAATCTTAAAACATTGGTTGGGGTTATGAGAGAATATTATAAAAAAGAAGGAAAACCTGCTAATTACGACACAATTAAGTTTGTTTTAGCAAGCAAAGCGCACAACGCAAACGAAAAAGAATATTATGATGCTGTTGTTGATAAGATTCATGGAATTTCATCAGAAGATTCTAATTTTGTAAGAGAACTTTCCGAAAAATTCTTTAAACAGCAAAATATGATTCGTGTTGCTAATGAAATTATAAAAATAGCAGGAAAAGGTGATATTGAGAATTACGATAAATGTGTTGAAATCCTTAACAAAGCATTAACACAAGGAATTAATGAGGATTTAGGGCATTGCGTGTTTGAAAATGAGGCTGAAACCTTATCAGAAGACTATCGTATAGCAATACCAACAGGAATCGGTAAAATAGATGAGACGCTTGAAGGCGGACTTGGAAAGGGAGAATTGGGCGTTATAGTTGGAAGCAGCTCATTCGGTAAGACGAGCCTAACAACAGCAATAGCTTCATTTGCAGCAACTTATCGTTCTCCACAGAATAATAATGACGGGTATAAAGTGTTACAAATAGTTTTTGAAGACAGGGTAAAACAAATTCAAAGAAAGCATTTTGGTAGAATAACAGGCTTTGAGGCAAAGGATTTATCAAAACCAGGAATAATAGAACAAGTAAAAGAGCAACTTGCCAAATACCCTGATAGGGAATTGCTCCAAAAGAATCTTCGTATTGTTAGACTACCAAGCGGAGAAAAAACTGCTGATGATATAAAAAGACTAATAATTAAATTAAGGAACATGGGTTTTAGTCCTGATTTAGTTATTGTTGATTATTTCGAATGTTTGCTTTGTAAGGGAGATTCAAGCGATGATAAGTGGGAGAAGGAAGGAAAAACCATGAGAAAGTTTGAATCAATGGCAGGTGAACTAAATATCGGTATTTGGATTCCAGTTCAAGGTACTAAAGATTCTCTCAATGTTGAGGTTGTGACAATGGATAAAGCTGGTGGTTCTTTTAAGAAAATTCAAATTGCTCATATAGTAATGTCAATAGCAAGAACTGTTGATGATATTGAAAATAGTAAAGCAACTATAGCTATTTTGAAAAATAGAGCAGGAAGAGCCGGAAAGGTCTTTAATAACGTAGAATTCAACAATGGAACGTGTAGAATAAGTACAGATAACGTTGATGAATACGATAGTATATTTGCGCACAAAAAACAACAAGAAAAGGAAAATTTGGAGAGAGTAAAAAGTCTTTTTAAGGAGACAGTTACTGAATTTAAAAAATGAAAAAAATATTTTTTTAGGGAAGTAATTGGTTATCATTGGGTTGCAAGATGATGACCAATTTTATTTTAAATTTTGATATTTTTTTTCAGTTTTTTGGCATATTTATTCTTACATCAGGATGTTAAAAATAAAAATGGTTAACCGAAAAAAATAAAATAATTAGTTTAAAGTTTTGCTTTAATGGTAGTTAGAAAAAATGATAATTCTTTTGAGGAATATAATCCTTTTAAGATTAAGCATGGCATTTGTGAGGCTTATATTGCTACAAATGAGGTATGTCCAGATGGACTTATAGATTCTTTAATAAAGAATTTGTTAATTTATGATAATATAAGTTCTCAAGAAATCAGAAGACAAATAGAAGAAGCATTAATGTCAGTTAACAAAAAGGTTGCGAGAGCTTATATAAAGGCTTATGAGCAGTCCGAAGGAAAAAACAAAACATTAAAGAAAGATAGCGATTTTATTAGAGACTATATTAATGCGTCAAACGCATCAACAGGCTCAAAATACGATTCTAATGCTAATGTTGAAAATAAAAATGTTGTAACACTCGGACAAGAATTACATAAAGGTAAAAACATTCAACAAAACAGATATATAATGCACAATAAGATAAAGGCATTATATTCTAAAAAATTAGCAGACCAATATATTAAAGACCTTGAAAGCCACGTGCTTTATAAACACGATGAAAGTGGCACTCCTGGTTATCCATACTGTGTTGCAATCACTATGTATCCTTTCTTAGTGGATGGTTTAAAGAATTTGGGAGGGCAATCTAAAGCGCCAACAGACCTTAAGTCATATTGTGGAGAATTTATAAATTTGGTTTATTCAGTATCATCACAATTTATGGGTGCAGTAGCCACACCAGAATTTCTCATGTATATGGACTATTTTATAAGGAAAGATTATGGTGATGACTATTTAACAATTCTTGATAAACAAGTTGAAATAAATAGAAAGGGTAGAACCCTTGAACAAGTAATTGAGAATTGTTTTCAACAAGTTGTACATTCAATGAATATGCCTGCTGGCAATAGGGGTTATCAAACTGTGTTCTGGAATGTAGGTTATTTTGATAAAAACTATTTTGAGGGTGTGTTTGGAGAATTTAAGTTTCCCGATGGAACATCACCAAAATGGGAAACATTATCTTGGCTTCAGAAGAAATTCATGAAGTGGTTTAATGAAGAAAGAACAAAGTATATTTTGACTTTCCCTGTTGAAACAATGGCAATGCTTACTGATGGACATGATATTGTTGATAAGGAATATGCTGATTTCACAGCAGAAATGTGGGCTGAAGGGCATTCATTCTTCTGCTATTTGAGCGATTCACCTGATTCTTTGAGTTCTTGTTGTAGACTTAGAAACTCATTGAAGGACGGAGAAGATGATGAACACAACCATACAACGCACCAATTCTCTATGGGTACTGCTTCTGTCGCAACCGGTTCAAAGTCTGTTATGACTATCAACCTTAACAGAGTAATACAAGATGCCACAAGAAGATATTTTAAAGAATTTGAAAAGGAAGAAATTCAAGATGGAAAACAAGTTGATATAAGAACTGTTAAGGATAAAAAGTTGTTATATAGTTATATCGAAGATGGTATAACAGAAATAACAGAAAGGGTACACAAGTATCAGAGAGCATTTAACGAAATAATTAAAGATTTCCTTAATGCAAACATGTTAGATGTATATAGAGGCGGTTTTATAAACATGAGAAAACAATATTTAACTGTTGGTGTTAATGGATTAACCGATGCAGCAGAATTCCTTTCAATAGACGCAAACTTAAATGATGAATACAAGGAATTTGTTAATACTGTTCTTGAAACCATAAACGTTTCTAATAAGAAGGACAGAACAAGGGATTGTATGTATAATACAGAATTTGTTCCTGGTGAGAATCTTTCAAATAAAAACTATAAGTGGGATAAAAAAGACGGATATTATGTTTCTCCTAAGCACATAATGTATAGCAGTTATTTCTTTAATCCTGAAGATGATTCTTTATCGCTTCTTGATAAAATGAAATTACACGGAAATGATTTCGTTAAATGGTTAGATGGAGGACAAGCAGCACACCTTAATATAAATGAGCACCTTTCATTTAATCAATATAGACAATTGTTAAGGGTTGCATCTGAAAATGGATGTAGTTATTTCACCTTCAACTGTAAGAATACGGTATGTAACGATTGTGGAAACATTAGCAAGGACACACTTGATGTTTGCCCTAAATGCGGAAGCAAAAATTTGGATTATCTAACAAGAATTATCGGATATTTGAAGAGAGAGAGTTCATTCTGCGAGCCAAGACAAATAGAGGCTAAAATGAGATATTATAATAAAGAATAATTATGAAGATAAAAAAGGTTTTAAAAATGTCAGCAAGTTGGTGTATGCCATGTAAGGTTTACTCTAGAACATTTAATGATGTAAAAAATGAAGAAAAATATAAAGATGTTGTTTTTGAAGAGATAGATGTCGAGGAAAATGAAGAATTGGCTGACAAATATAATATAAGAGCAGTTCCAACAACTGTTGTTTTAGGGGAGAATGATAGTGTTTTATTAACATTTAATGGAAATGTATCAAAAAAAGAGTTAGAAGAAAGATTAAACGAAGCAGAAAATGGTTAAGTATTACAATGCAATGGTGGTGTTCGAAGAGATACCAAACGAGATAACGTTAGCTATTAATATAACTAATTGTCCTTGCAAATGTAAAGGCTGTCATTCAAAATTCCTTTGGAAAGATGTTGGCATTGAACTTACTATAGAAGAGATTGAAAAACTTATTGAAAAAAATGAAGGTATAACAACAGTATGCTTTATGGGAGGCGATGCTTCACCAGAAACAATATGTGCTCTTGCTGAGTACGTTCATGAAATTAAAAAATTAAAAGTTGGTTGGTACAGTGGAATGGATAATTATCATAAAAATATTAATTTTGACTATTTCGATTACATAAAAATAGGACATTATGATAATGAATTAGGTGGGTTAAATAAAGAAACAACCAACCAAAGGCTATTTGAAATTATTCATGAAAACATTGATGGCGTTAAAAAGATAACATTTAAAGATATAACTAAAATGTTTTGGAAAAAGGCGGCTAAATAAGCCGCCTTTTTATATTTATATTTAAAAAAGTATGAAAAGACTAATTTTTATTTTAATTGTATTTTTGGTTGCATCATGTACTCCAAAGTATTTGTTAAACGAAATGGACAATAAGGGAGATTTGATGTTCAGACCTATGAATGAAAAATATTCAATTGAACAATTCGATTCTATGTGCGTTGCTGATACGTTGCCTAGAAGTTTAGATGGTTGGAAATTTATGGGGTTAAAAGATTATGAAACAAATGAAAAAATTTATCTTTACTTTTATATGAAAGAAAATGGTAAAGACGAAGTGGTTTATAGAATTGAAAAATTTAAAAGCGATAGCGTTAAAATAACAAAAAGGATAATTATTGAGTAGTATGAATTACGGATTTATAGCGTCAAAGTTAGACGGAACAGAAAAAGAATTTAAAGAATCTAATGGCGTTAAAATACCTGAAAAATATTCTTATAAGAAATACCTACCTGGTGTTTTAAACCAAGGTTCTAAACCAATATGTGTTCCTTGTTCATTATCAGCGTATATTAATTGGGATGAAAATTTAGAAAACGAAACAGTAAGAAAAGACAATAACATTAATTTAAGTGAAATATACAAAAACAGGGAAAACAATTCAGATGAAGGCATGAGCATTAAAGACGCTTTAAACTATTTAAGGCATGTTGGAGTTGAGACTAATAATGGAAGATATAAGATTAATAAATACGCAAAGGTTGGCTCTGAATTAGCACTTAAACAAGCAATAATAATAAACGGACCATGTGTTGCTGGTTTGCCAGTGTATGATACAACAATAGATGAATTTTGGGATAAAAACAGTGGAGTGGAATTTCAAGGAGGGCATGCAATTTCACTTGTTGGATATAATAAAGATGGTTTTATTATTAGAAATTCATGGGGAGAAACATATGGAAATGAGGGGTATTCAGTAATACCACATGAAGATTTTAATAAATTTACTGAAATTTGGACAATTTTATAGTATAATAGGTGGCAAGTCAAATGCCACCTTTTTTGTTTACAAAAACGTAAAAAAAAATATTTTTTAAATACTTATATAGAAAAATAAAATTATGGCCAGACGTCAATTTTTTAATATAAAGTATCCATTTACAACAAACGATTATCAAAATTTTTTTGTTGATGTAAATATGAGTGAAAAGGACAAAATTAGAAGTCAAATAATGCATGTAGTATTTACACCAAAAGGCCAGCGTATTAGAAACCCTGAATTTGGAACTGATTTGATAAAATATATTTTTAGTCCAAACGATTCTAATAGTTGGACAGGAGTTAAAGACGAAATAGTTACAGCAGTACAAAAATTTGTACCAGGATGCTCTATTAATGATATTAGAGTAGTACAAAGTGATGATGAAAGGGCTGAAATATTTGTAAGAATTGATTATTCAGTTAAACAAGGCAATAAAATAATTAACGATAGCATAATAACTCAACTATAAAGTAGAAGGAAATATAGTTAAAAAATAAAAAATTAATAAAATAAAATATGGCTTCTAAGAAAATAAACTTTTTAGCAAGAAATTTTGAAGATTATAAATCAGAACTAATAAAGTTTAGTAATAAGTATTACCCAGAACTTGCAGACAACTATAATGACTCAAGTGTTGGTTCTTGGTTTATTGACCTAATTTCAGCAGTTGGCGACAACCTATCTTACCATATAGATAGAATGTATCAGGAGACATCTGTAAATACAGCCAATCTTAAAAGTACAGTACTAAACATAGCAAGAACAAATGGGCTTAAAGTTCCTGGTCCAAAGGCAAGTATATGTGAAGTTAGAATAAGTTGCGTATTACCAGCCGGTGATGAGTCATCAGGAAGTATTTCACACCCAAATTGGACATACGCTCCTATTATTAAGAAAAGTACTATTGTGTCTGCCGGAAATTTAAATTTCCAATTAAGTGAAGATGTTGATTTTGGCGAACAGTTTAGTAAAGATGGGTATTCAAATAGAACGTTTGCTCCATTGAGAAATTCAAATGGTATTATAACAGCATATACCGTTACAAAAACAACATTAGCAGTAAATGGTAGCACAAGATTATTTAAAAAGGTTATATTGAACCAAGATTTGAAACCTTTTATGGAAGTTATACTACCAGAAAAAAATGTAATGAATGTTGAATCCATTATATTTAAAGAAACTTCTAATTTTCAAAAAGACCCAGATACACAAGAATTCTACATAGATGCTGAACAATATAGAATGACATCAGAAGCAGCAGATACGTTTAGATTTTTTGAGGTAAATTCTCTTGCTGAACAATATAGATTTGGAAGTGAGGCAAATATTGATGACGGAGTTTTGCAAGATTATTTCAATCCAGAACTATATGATGATTATACAGAAAGCGGAGAATTTGATAGTGGAAACACAAGAACAACAAGGTATTATAGAGGTAAGTGGAAACCAATAACACAAAAATTTATTACAGAATATACAGATAAAGGATATATGAAGATTATATTTGGTAGCGGCGTTTTGTATGACACCATGCCGGATAAAGTTGAAACAAAGTTTTCAGAAAGATTAATGTCCAATTTAATAAACAATGACATGTTGGGGGTATTACCAAGAGAAGGATGGACAATGTTTGTTTTGTATAGAGTTGGTGGTGGAATTTCAAGTAACATAGGGGTAGGCGCAATAAATGCTATAACATTGACAGTTGCAGAATTTAAAGAAAAGACAACAGATGATAATGCAGCATCAATAAGAGGACAGGTTTTAAATTCCTTGAGTGTTACAAATACAAGCCCGGCTGTTGCAGGAAAGGATTCTCCGTCTACAGAAGAGATTAAATATTTGATAAAATATAATAATTCTTCACAAGAAAGATGCGTTACATTGAAGGACTATAAATATAGATTAATGACTATGCCTCCAAAATACGGAGCACCATATAGAGCAGCAGTAATAGAAGAAAATAATAAAATATCTGTGAGTATGTTAGGTTTAAGTTCTGATGGAAGGTTAACTAAGGCTTTGCCTGAGACTCTTATTGAAAACATAGAGGAATATATGTCTCATTATAAAACAATTGGAGATTATATAGAAGGTAAAAGCGGTAAAATATACAATATAGGTTTTTCAGTAGACCTATTCGTTAGTAAAACATACGACACACCAACTGTTTTGACTAATGTAATAACGAAGATTAAAGATTATATGTCGGTTGAAAATCACGATATGGGAGAAGATATTTTCTTAGGAGATTTAGAAAAGGAAATAACTTTAATTGATGGTGTAATATCAATTATAAATTTTGAGGTTTATAGCATTTTTAACGGAAGATACAGTTCTGACAGATGCCCATACCCTGAATTTGGCGTGAATGATAGTACTTGTAATGCTAATATAGCAAACAATTTTAAAACTGAGGATGGTGCTGATTCGTTTAAAATAGATTTGGATGCTATAGACCATGTTTTATACAGTGATTACAATTCAATGTTTGAAATTTTTAATCCAAATGACATACAATTAAAATGTAAAACTATTTAAAATGTTAGGCGCTAAAAATAAAATGACATAAAAAATATTTTATATGCCTTGTAATTGTAAAATAATTAAAAATGAGAATGATATTGGTGAAATAGTAAGTGAAGTTGTTAATAACAAACCGCTTACATTTTTTACAAAATTAAAAATAAGTTATGACTTTGTTCAGTTTTATTTTTTCTTTGTAACATCATCGATAATAAATTTAATGGTTAATGATAAGTTAGAACCTAAAATACCAAAATGGCTAATAAATAAATATAAAGGTTATTAATGGATTATAGATACAGAATTAATGCTAATGTTGGGGTAGACCAAGTTTTAAAGGTTAATTTAAAACAGGGTATTGATATATATGAAATATTATCTTTAACATTAACTCAAAAAAACCTATATAAATTACACTCTGCTGACTATGGCTTAATAGTTGGTAGAGTTCTTGCTAATGATGCGTTTGGAGTTCCAAATGCAAAAGTAACAGTGTTCATTCCACTTTCTGATACAGATGAACTTAGGCCTGATATTAGAAGTATTTATCCTTATAATTTTGTCACAGACCAAGACAGTAGAAATGTAAGATTTAATACGCTGCCTAACTATAAGTTATCAGATTGCCATCAAGCAGTAGGTTCTTTTCCTAAAAAAAGACTTGTGCTAGATGAGGATTCAGTATTAGAAATCTATGACAAATATTATAAGTATAGCACTGTGACTAATAATGTTGGCGATTATATGATTTTTGGCGTTCCAACAGGAGAACAAATAATACATGTTGATGTTGATTTGTCAGATATTGGAATTTTATCACAAACGCCAAGAGACATGATTTATAAGGGTTATTCACCCGATTTATTTGAAAGTCCAACACAATTTAGAACTAGTACAAACCTTGATGACCTTCCACAAATTCAAAGCCAAACAGCATCTGTAACAGTATATCCTTTGTGGGGTGATAGTAGTACAAGTGAAATAGCAATCACAAGAAAAGATGTTAACCTTCAGTATAAATTTGAGCCAACATGTGTTTTTCTTGGTTCTGTAATAACAGATAATGGACTTAATAGTATTGGGCATACTTGCATACCAGACGAAAACGTGGGAGAAGCAAGCCAATTTACTGCAAGTAAAGGAAATATTGAAATGATTAGAAAAACCGTTGATGATGAGATTGAAGAATTCAGTATAAAAAGTAATCAACTAATTGACGGTGATGGTACGTGGTGTTATCAAATACCAATGAATTTGGACTATATAGGAATGGATGAATATGGAAACATTATACAAACCAATAGTCCAAATAAAGGAATACCAACAAGAACAAGGGTTAGATTTAGAATATCACTTGACGAACTAAGTGAAGGCAGTATTACAAGACACGCAGCAAGGTATCTTGTTCCAAATAACCCAGAATTATATCATGGTCATTTACAACCAACAATTCATAAAAATAAGATAGATAATGATTCTTTCTATGAATTTGGAAGTTTAACTCCTGAAGAATGCTTTCGTGACTTATATTGGAATAAGGCTTATTCAGTTAAAGGCTATGTTCCAAGAATTCAAACAAGCAAACATGAAAAAACATCAAATTATTTGGCAATAAAGGGTGTTAATAAAAATAATGCTAAAAAATATAACCCATTACCATTTAATAAACTTAATCTTAATATATCTGTTTCTGCTTATCATATTCTTCATAGCTTATTTCTTGGTGAAGAACCTAAAAATCAAATTGGAATAAGTGGCTTTTGGAGATATTTGAGAAGCTATTCTGCGCCATATAATGTTGATGCCGTTAGAGAAAGAATATTAGAGGAAATGGATGGTATTGGGTTGGATTTTTATAATGATTGGTTAAATGGCTGTTTATATTTTCCATTATGGTTTTGGCAAATTAAGGAAAAAAATAGAAATAAAAACGGAAAATCAACATATGATTCCGTTTTCTGTGAATGCAAGAATAACCAAAAAACAGAAATAGACGGACAAAATAAACTATATATATATAACAATTGTTCTTTAGCCTACGTAAATGAAGATTTGGTATTTAAAACAAGAGATTTACCTGGTGATATAACAAAAATCGAAAAAATAAAAAACACTTATAAATTTTATTATTACTTAGATGGCAATGAAAAAGTATATATTAATAATGATATGTACACTTCTATATCGTTAGGAAGTAAAAATTTTTATAGCGGTATTATTAAAAAGAAAAAAACAATTAATGATGAAGATGTTTTTTATTACAGTTTCGGAAATAAATTAACAACAGATTTAATAGCAGCTAATATGAATTATAATAATTCAATTACTGCAAGTACTATTACTGATGATATAATAACAGATGGTAACGATTATTATAATTATGCAAGATTGTTTTCAACCGATATTATATTGTTGGGAAGTTTAAGTGATTATGATATTGATGATATTCCGAAAGTTGGGTTTGATATACCATCAACAACATCGAACATCCCACCTATGGGAACATATAAAAAAGATTTAACGACAACAGGGTCTAGCATTTTGAACCAATCTCCTCGATATGACTCTTCTGATATGGAAGAAACACAGGTAAGCGTTAATGGAATGAATTGGGGTAATTTTTGGGATGAATATAATAATGAAGATAAAACACACCATAAGTATAATAGAAAAGATTTTAGCGGATATAAATATGAGTACGGTAGTGGGTTGTTTTTTGGATTATCTTTAAAAGATAATAGTATTACTTTTCCTGGTTTTAGTGCTTTTGCGTTTGATTGGACATTAAGTTTGCTATTTATGCTTGGCGCTTTTCCAAAAGAATATAGAAAAGATGTTGTACCGGTTAGTGATATAAAAACATGCGTTAACGCTGAAAGAATATGCGAATTAGGGGTGACGCTCGACACAAATGTAAAGGTTTATATAAATGATAAACAATATTATACAATGCCTATGGACGGGTTGATAACAAAAAATGAAATAATAAATGTTGATTCACGTTCATTATTTGCTACTCTTAATTCATGTAAATTGAATGGAATTGTAGAAAATGAATTTACAGGCTATAAAAAATATAATTTGCCATATCTTTATCCAACAAATTTTGATGGAAGGTTAGAAACCATAGCACGTGCTTACACTAATGTAGAATCAGGTAAATCAACAAAAGATTATAGAAATAAAGATTATTTGGATTTCAGATTTGGGTCAAATGAGCAATCTTTTATTTCAAGTAATAAATCAGTAAACTATGTTTATAATAATTCTAACACAAATGGACATAGCTATGGTGGTAGAAGGACAAGTAACGCAGATGAAGATTCTGCAACACCCATACAGAATGCATATACAGTTCACGACGGGTATGTTGAAGTCACAAAACAGATAATACCAAGAACAAGGCATTTTTATGGATATAGAAATGGTGATAATGTTTGGCCATACATTGATAATATCAGTAATATGCCGCCTTCAGTCTACCCATACGCCTTTCCTATGTATGAGAATTCATTTTATTTCTATTTTGGATTAAACCAAGGAAGTACAGCAATTGATAAATTCTATGAAAATTTCTATAGTTCATGTCCTAAAGAAGAAAAAGAACCTTTCACTGTTTCTATTACTACAACAGCATCAACTGCTTGTGATAAAAATATCGGCAAAATAAACTTAGTAGTTCAAAACGCTGAATATCCATATGATGTTCATCTTTATGAAAGTGCTAATGAAATAAGCTCTGCAACATCACTAACAACAGACGTTGTTGAAAATCGTTTTTATGGTTTATCAAATGGTGATTATGTAATTACAATTAATGATTCAATTGGTAAATCAATGTCAATAAATGTTTCATTATCATATAGTAGGATAGAATTAAATTTTATAGCGACAGATATTTCTATGGAAGTTACAACTGCCACAACTTGTAGTGATGTAGGTAATAGCGCAGGAACAATATCAGTAAATTCATATACCAATAATGGTTCAACATCAGCAGTTACATCATTAACAAATGGTGGCGTTGATGGAGAATATATAATAAACAATGATAATAATTTTGTTCTTACAATTAATAACACCCAAAACATATGTGGGGTTGAAGGTAACACATTCAAAATATACCAACCTTCACAGTTCATTTTGAACATAACGCAAAAATGTAATGGAGGGGCTTCTGATAACACATCTACATATATTGTTGAAGTATCAGACACAAGGAATCCAACCACAACAAATACAACAAATAGTTAATATTAAAATGGAAGAAACAAATACAATATTACTTAACAGTTCAAAGAATAAAAAATCAGTTAATGAAAATGTTTCATTAAACATACCGCTTAATGGTAATAAACTTTTATTACCAGAAGGTGCCGTTAATGATGAATTAGATGTGTATGAAACATATTTGAATGAAAGAAAAAATAGTAATAAATTTCGTCTTATTGTTAATATAAAACCATTTTGTAGTAATGTGTTATTTAACCCAATAACAGAAATTGTAAAAAAAGAAGGTGATAGTGGAGTAATATGTTTAAATTATGAGACAAATTATAAAAACGACAATTCTATCGGAAAATCTTCTGATTTTGTTTGGGGTCAATATGAAGCAATAAGGGATACACAACTATCCAACGAAATGTGTGGATTTAATTATCATTGCGGTATAGATATTTTTAATAACCACATTCTAAGAAATAAAGCATTTAAAGCCG